GTTTGGGCGGTTGTAGTGCCGGGAATCTCTCCATTGACCATGGAAATGCGATCAGGGTATCAAGTTGCGACATGACTGATGACGCTGTTGTTACCTACACACGCCGTGGAGTAACTCATACTTTAGCCCCGAAAGTCGCGCATTTTGAAAATACTATCATCAGTCCTATTGGCTCTGATGTCTGTACAGAAACCGGCTATTTATGTCAGAAAGGTGAATGATTATGGCACAGGTAACGTTAAATATCCCTTCACTTCCCGCCGATTGGCATTCTACCGCTGTCGGCATTATCGGCGCAGCGGCAACGCTGGTGCAGGAGTATACCAAGACCGGCACCGTCACGTTAGAAACCATCGGCATTGCCGTGTTGATTGCCGTGATCTGCTGGTTTATTCCGGCTAAGCCCGGAGCCGCTGATCAGGCGGCAATGGTCCAGACCGTGGAAGGGATTGTCAATTCTGTTGTTGGGTCGAAACTCCCGGCGATCGTGACGCAGCCGATGGCGGTCAATACGCTGATTCAAAGTGCGGTTGATGCTACCGTTGCCGTTACAACTCAGCCGGACGCCGCTCCTGTTGCTGATTCGACACCTGCCGCCGTCTAATGGCAACGTTTACGGCAGTATTAACAATCCTCGGACCTGTCATACTCGCCCTGCTCAAGGCGTGGCGGGACGGACAGCCGGCGCGAACTCAGGAGAATATCGATGCGGCATCACAGCAGCTTAAAACTGATTGCATGGGTAACGCTGACGCTGTTGAGCGCCACCTTGACGGCGTGCTGGCCGATCAAGCCGGAACCGGTAATAGTAATGCCGGAAGCACGGGCGGTACTATTGGATATGGGTCAACCCGCACCATTCAAGGGCTGGCTGATTTCGGAATCCGCAATGGCTAAATTGGTTACAGCGGCGGAATCTTGTAAGGCGGGGAAATGAGAGCAGGATCACTTCGACATTTGGTCACAGTTGAACAACCGGTTATTGTAACCGATAGTTATGGCGCTCCTGTTACAACCTGGACAACATTCTGTAATGCTTATGCCAGTATCGAAATCATGAAATCGTTTGATAAATCCGTTGCCGCTGCGACATGGCCGGGAGCCGACATCACTATAACGATGCGGTATGTGGCAGGTATAACCGGCAACATGCGGATTGTTTACGGAGATACGATTTACAGTATTTTGGGACAACCCAACGATGTTGAAGGACGGCACAGGGAAATAATTTTGACGTGTGAAAGCGGGGTTAAGGTCCAATGATCGGTAAAAAGCTTTGCAAGCTGTTTAATTTGCCAAAGAACACAAGAAAATTCGTGCTGACCGTTGAAGTAGATAAACCGGTGGCTATTGCATGTGAGTATTATCCGGATGTGACCGTACTCGATGTTGATCTTGTTACAGCGGAATTTGAGCTAGTGGAGAAACGATGCTAGCTGAGCAAGGGATACATTCTGTACTTGCTACGGTTTCGGGGTGCCAATTCTGGCCGGTTCAATTGCCTGATCCGGATGGCAGCGTTCCGGACGTATTCGGGATCTACTCTAAAGTGGGCGGGAACTCTTTCAACTCATTGGACGGAGATTTAGGGTTCTCTCGGGTACGTATGCAAGTTTCAGTTTACACAACCAGCTACCCTGCACTTAAAACTATTGAATCAGCCGTAAATACCGCAATGCAAGCGGCGAATCTGGCGGGTACGTTGGTCAATGTAATATCTGCGGTTCCTATTGACGGGTATGAAACTGATTCACGGCGGTATTTTTGTCACATGGATTTTTATTGCTGGGCGGCTGAATAAATTAAGGAGTCCACTGATGACAACAGAGATTGAAAGAGCCGGTAACGGACGGCGCAAAGCAGACGAAAATTGTCCCATGCATGAAGCACGATTGGATGATATGGATGCAGAACTTCACAAGCAATCGGGATGGTTCAAAGCGTCAGCCGCTTTTATGACTGTTGCCGTTATGTGTATCAGCGGGTTTGGGAATGTAATTCTGACCAAATTGACGTCTATTGAATCTCTGCTGTCCGAATCAAAAGTTACGTTGATGCAACATTCCGAACAAATTAAAGCTCTCGATTGTCGTGTAAAAGATATTGAAGACCGCCACCGATACCAGGATCAGCCGGAACGAACAAGATAACATCATAAAGCAGCGTCGGGAGACGCAGCGAAGGAGTCAACACCATGAGTAAGTCAGCACAACTCGCACAAAACAGCAAACTCTACATCGCCGGTTCGTCCGGATCGGCAAAGACCATCAGTGCAATCGCTGTTGGTTATCCTACCATCATCACCATCTCGGGTCACGGACTGGTAAACGGTGACGTCCTGACCATTGCCGGAGTGACCGGCACAGATGCTGCCCTGTTGAACGGGATCACAGTCAACAACGTTGTCCAAAATCACGTCACCGGTACCACGAATGATACCATAGCGCTAAACGTTGATACTACCGGTAAAACGCTTACTGCAACCGGCACCGTAACTCCTAACCTTTGGACGCAGATAACCAACATCAAAGCAATCAAGCCTGGCGGTGCTGCTGCTTCTAAAATCGACGTTACCGACCTCGATAGCGTAGCGAAAGAATTCGAAGCTGGTCTTGTAGATAACGGCTCCGTTACGTGTGATTATTACGACGTGGTCGCCGACTCCGGACAGAGCGCTGTTCTTGCGGCATTCCAAGCGAACACGGTTTCTAACTACAAACTGTCGCTCACTGGCGGTAGTACTCGCACATTTCTTGCCACCGTTCTCAAATTCAACACGCTGCCTGACGTTGCCGTTGATGGTGTCCAGACCGGTACGTTTGATCTGCAGATCAGCGGGGCTGTTACCCGCTCGTAGTTCACATGGGGCGGTTAATCGCCGCCCCTTTATTCCCCTGTCAGAAAGGCGATGCCACAAATGGTGTTAAGTAAAGCAGATTTGCTCAATGAGTTGAAATTGCAAAGCGAAGAAGTGCAACTGAGTAGCGGAACGGTAATAGTCCACGAAATCACCGGCTCAGAATACATCGACGCCTATAACAGCGAACTATCCAAAGATGAAAAAGGGGAGTTTGACGGCACCCGGTTTGTTGCGCTGCTCGCTACTCGGTGCCTCAAGGATGAAGATGGCAATCGGATGTTTTCGGACGATGAAGCGGATCTTCTCCGCAACGGGTCTAAATCCAGCTATCTGAAGATTGTCAAGGCGGTCAAGCGGTTGAATGAACCGGGGGGCGACGACAGCCCAAACTGAAAAACCAGCCGGATCGACTGTTCGCTTTCCGGCTGGCGCTACACCTGGGCGAGCGTGACCCTGACAGGATGTTGTCGGGTATGAGTTGCCGGACCTTTCTGGAGTGGCAACAGTACTACAGCATAGAGCCGTTTGGAGAGTTCAGGGCCGAGCTAAGGCACGGTCAACAGATGGCACTGGCGGCAAATATCAACAGGAATTCTGAAAAGCGCCCTGACCCATTTGACGCGATCGATTTCATGAACTACGTAGATAAACCGGAAGTGGTTGAACGCGAAATGACCACAGAAGAACTTGAAGCATATGCAACCAGCGTATTCGGGGCGTGACCATGCAAGACATTAAAACCGGCACCATAAGCATTACCGGGCTTGCAGATCTTGAAAAGCGGTTGCTTGACTTCCCTGACAAGGTTGCACGCAATATTTTAGCGGGTGCGATTCGTGCCGGGGCAGTGGTTATTCAAGGTGAGGCCCGATCAATAGCACCAGAAAGCGCAGAGGCACACTATCTCGGCAAGAAAGGGCGGAAATCATACACGCTCATTCAACCGGGAGAACTCAAGCGCAAAGGTATTAAGGTCCGGCAGGCTCCACGCAAAAGCAGAACTCAGCCTGTAGAATATTGGGTGTATGTATCAAAGCGTAATTGGTATTGGAAATTTCTGGAATTCGGAACGTCAAAAATGTCAGCTCGACCGTTTATGCGACCGGGCTTTGAAGCAAAAAAAACGGAAGCGGTCGAGCGTATCAGAGAATATCTGTCAGCACGTATTGATAAAGAGGCGGCAAAATGAGCGGACAACTCGGAGAACTGGTCGTAAGCATTTCGGCAGATATTGCGCGGTTTCAATCCGACATGGGCAAAGCCGTCAAGGTTTCTCAAGAATCTGCTGATAGCATGTCAAAAGCTCTTAACGGAGTGCAAGGCACAATCGGCGGCATCGGGAAGGCATTCGGCCTCGTCACGGCTGCGTTGGCCGGTGGAGCGATGTTCAAGGACATGATCGGGACTACCAAGGAAGTTTCATCAGAGATTGTGAAACTGAAAAACTCTCTTGGCATTTCCGCCGAAGAAGCATCGGTCATGCGGGTTGCTCTGGATGATGTTTTCCTGTCGGCCGACGATATGGCCGCCGCATCGTCACGCATTACAAAGCAACTCGTAAAAAACGAGGAAGCATTCAAAAAACTTGGCGTTGCCACCAGGGACGGAAACGGTAATTTTAGGTCAACTACTGACATCATGGTTGAAACAAACACCCAACTACTCAAATTCAAGGAAGGCACTGACCGCAACGTCGAAGGGATGAAAATTTACGGAAAAGGGTGGGACGAGGCGCGTAAAACGCTAAAGCTCACCGCCGAAGGAATGAAAGAAGCGAAGGACCGCGCCGAAGAGCTACACCTGATAATGGGTGAATCAGGGTTGAAAGCAGTCAAGGAATACAAACTGGCCATGAAAGACATCGGGGATGTGTCAGAGTCGTTTAAGGTCCAGGTCGGCACGGCGTTAATGCCATCTCTGACAAAATTGGCGGCGGTATTTGGTGACATCACCGTTAAGGCAATTGTGCCATTCTCTGAAGCAATCGCATGGTCAATGCAGCAACTGGAAGAATCTGGCGCTGGTATACGGGCATTTATCGACAAATTCAAAGCCGAAGCATCGAACCCCTTTGCGTATCTCACCAAAGAAGGTCGGGCTGAACTTAAAGAGGAACTTGACGCTATTGAAGCGATGCATACGTATACCAGTACTAAAATCGCTCTAAAGTACGGAGATATTGTAAAGGCCAGAACCAGAAACGATAAATCCGGCGACACATCAACCGGGGGTGACAAAAAAGAATCAGATTGGACATCTGCCCATAACAAATACATCGAATATCTGAAAGCATTTGAAGAACAAAAAGCCGCCATCACTAAAGCGGCCAATGATTTTGCACTTGAACAGGATAAGCAGGCTTACTATTGGGGTTTGATGGATTACCGTACATACCTGACTGAGAAACAAAGGCTGACTCTTTCAACACTTGATGCTGAGATGACCGCTAAACAGAATGAACTCGTAAATGCTCAAAATGCTCTTGCCAATTTGAAACCATCTTTAGGGAAGAAAGGCGAATCACAACCCGATAAGGACGCGGCAAATTATCACGATGCTCTTAAAAAAGTGGCGGAAGCACAAAAAGCCGTCACAGAGGCAAATATCAAATATAGCTTAGAGGTCGAAAAAGATAAAAACGAATTCGATGTTGCCGTGTACACCACTACTCGCGGTTACCAGGAGCAACAG